TAGACCCATATATACGCACAAGTAAGGCAGTATCTATTGTTGTCCAAAAGTTAAGTGATGCTGCAAAGGAACAAGCTCGCAGTAATATTGATGCAGCTATAAGTTACATTGAAGAAAATGGAAATTTAAGGACTGATATAGATGGCTACTATCGTAATAATTTAACTATTACGAAAGCTTCTGGCTGGAAAATGTCCGAAGACATCTCTATTAATGTCGGGGATAAAATAATCGCAGGAACGACTGTTGTTGCGTCCTATGGAACAGCTGTAAATGTTTTTAAGAATGCAGCTCTTGAGCCTGTTGCCATCGCAGATTTAGATTCGTCAGGCAGCATAACCATCACGCAAGAAATGATAGATGCGGGGTATAGATATCTCGTCATATCGTTTAGACCTGAAAATAGTAAAACGATAGTCATAAGGCGCAGCCTCGTGAAAATTGTTAATGACTTGAATAGCTCTCCTTCACTCAAGCAAATAAAGATTTTCAAACAAGCTGCTGATACCTTTAAACTCTTTATCGACTCTAATAGTGGAGACACATTATGCTATATATTTAAAAAAGAATACAAAGTCTGGGATTCACTACCTTATACTGATGGAGACGGCATAACGCAAACTGCCACTAATGTCGTAAGTGCCGACTATTGGAATAACGACTATATCTGTGTCCGTGATGGAGAAAGCAACTTAAGCTCCACATATATATTACAGGGTAATACGAATTTCATATACTACACTGTCGGAGCGACTTACCATGTTGGAGCTCTTCATGGCTGTGAAGTTGCTGAATATCGTCAATTTTTCGTAGACGGAGAAAACTTAGATATTGATGGAATGGCTGTTGGGGAAATGATAACAGGCTCGTCATTCAGGTATGTTCAGCGCAGCAAATGTTATGCCTCGGCTGGTACTTCTAATTACTATGCAAATACTTATCCGCAGTTAGATACCAGCGGCAATCCAATCGTGAACTGCATGCATAGTATGGACTGCTTGTTTGAAGTTAACAATCGCGTTACTATAGATAATAGCCTGTTGATAATGAGGGACAACTTGAAATTTGTCCAATGCCATGGAGCGATGCTGGAGTCAAACTATGGTAAGTTCTCTCATGTGTCAGTTAATAATGCCGAAGACACAATCAATGCCGTTTCCGATGCTGGCGTGTTTACGGCAGAGGGTGGAAGCACCATAACCCTTAATAATACACCGGATGTATTGGGAACAAGGGTGTGCATGTACGGCAAGGGGTTCTTTGTCAAGCAAGAGATAGTACCGTTTGACCCTTCAATGGTAAGCAAGTGCAACATTATGCCGACCGCTTACGATAACCGATTGAAGCTGTATTTTATGCCAGTTGGTACCACCACTCCAGGAAGCGTAGTTGCTGCCGAAACATTCAACACAGGAGACTCCATCAAAGTGCGAACAATTCGGGAAATTGAATGCCACATGGATGAAGAGTAAAAAACCCCAAACACCCCCAACAACTATGACCATAGGATATTCTGGAATGTGTAAACATGTGGTGGAGCACCCACCTGTTGTAATAAGTAGGTACAAAAGGCAGTCACTTCGGTGGCTGTCTTTACAAAGATAAAGCAAATGTTTGAACAATTCGGCAACATCATATTAGTAGGAGTAGTGGTAGCAATATCACTACTTCTCTAAAACAAAGAGATAATATGCAAGAACGAAACATCATAGGAAGCTTCACGGCAGCAGTGCTTGCTTGAAACCAACGCAAAAAAACGCCTCTCCGTAATTGGAGGGGCGTTCTTTTTCGCTGAAATGGGAAATTGATATAGTTAGATGTAAGCGATTTTCTTTTAAAAGTTGATAATCCATCAACTTGATTCCAAAACATCGTCATTCGCCTTGTTTCGAGCCTCCTTGCGGATTTTGCGAAGTAGTTGAGTATTGTGCATCCATCTCCTTAGTCCTTCTCTCCTTCTCCAATTCCTTCTCCATCGTTTCTTGGCCTTCTTTCTCGCAACGCTCGACTTCATCTGGGCGGCTGATTGTGTTCTGCTCGATACCTGTCCTCTTTGAAAGTATTCCGCTGTTTACCATTGTGGCAAGCATCTGATTGTAAGACTCTTGCGAGTACGGTTGCCAGATTTCGAATTGTGCGTTGATGTTGAGTTTGTCGAATTCCGTGATTGCGTCCTTCTTAATGCTCTTGTTGACAAGCTCGATTGCCAAGCCGCGCTTGAAGAGGCGAACCATCTTGTCTGCGACGTTCTGCCACTCGACGATGCCGTTCTTTGCCGTCTGTATGTCCAGCGATTGCGTCATTTGCACGGCGATGCCGCTCGTGTCGCTTGAAGTGTGTATGTCGGAAGGCAGGATGAAGGTGGTGCCGCACGCAATCTCAATCTGCTTGAACATGAGGTCGAGGGTGTCGATGCCGTTTTGCGGCTTGGGCGGGTCGAGGAACTTGGCGTCGGACTTCGACGGGTCTATGCTGATGTCGTTCATCACGATGTTGCCGGCAATCTTCTTCGCGTTCGGGTCGATTTGCCCCTTGACGTAGAGCAAGCCCCATCCCCACTTGTTCTGAAGCACTTGGAAGATGTTTGCCGTTCGCTCGTAGCCCTCGATGAGCGTCTGTCCCCTGTCCCATGCGACTTGGGTGCGTTTCGTGATGAGCGGTATCTCCCCGAACGGGTGCGGCTCAACTACCATCTCGTAGTTGCCCGCGATGTCTGTCGTGAAACGGTAGAAGTTTTGGTCATCCCAGCAGTCGATGCACTCGTTGCCGTCGGAGTCGAGGTAGTACACCGCTTCGAGGATGCGGTCGCCGTTGGCGTCGTTGTGTGAACAGATGACATAGCCGTCCTCGTAGCTGATAAGCCTTGACTTGATTTCGCCGTGGCGGTCGAGGTAGTAGAGCAAGCCCGCGTCACCGAACGACTTGGCAGCGGCAACCATCTTGACCTTCATCCCGTCTTGGTTGCGCAAGTCCCAGTAGTGCTTGAACGTCACGAAGTCCTGTTGCATCGTGTCGGTGGGCTTCTTGTCCGCAAGCGTGAACTTCATCGGCATGCACGCCATGTGCAATGTCTGCTTCTCCATGATGCACTGCTGCATGGGGAATGCCGACTTTACGAACTTGATTTCCATTGCCCCGTTCTCCACGGTCTTGACGCAGATGGAGGGGATGTTCTCGTCAAAGAGGACGTCGTGCATGGACGGGTCGAGTTCCTTGACGTACTGGTCTTGGCTTATCGGGTAGCGCCGCATCGTGGAGAGGCGGGCGGAGACCTTCGAGCCGAGCTTCACCCCGTTCCTTGATGACATGCCCGTTGCTGGCTTGATGCTTCCTCCCCTTGTGAAAGGCTTCTTCCTTAGCAGGCGGTCTTTGTCTTTGAGCAATGCCGCGACGTCGCTTTCCGTGTTGGCCGACGCAAGCAGCGCGTCGAGTTGTTGTGTGTTGTTATTATTCTCCATTGTTTTGAGTATTTTCGATTAGGTTCCATTTCTTCATTGCGAACTCTTTGTCCAACTGGTAGCACTCCCTTCGTGTATGTGGACACACGAACGAAAACTTGCGCTCGACGACAATCATCCTGTCCTGTTGCTTACTTTCGACCTTGAACTTGTCGTTGAGCTTCACGCGGATGTCTGCCATAATCTTTAAACCATCTTTCGGGTCTAACAAGCCGTCATCCATCGACTGTTGCGTTTTCTTCAAAAGAATCTCCATCTCGCGTCGGTTTTCCTCAAAAGTTATCGTGCCAGTGTTGTTGTCTTCACTGACGCTTTTGATATATCCTGCGTCGGAAAGGTATTGCTCCAACTTTGAACGCATCTCATCGTCTGCATAGTCATCGTACCCTTCCGAACCGAAGAGGCATTGGTATGCGGTCTTGTTGTCTGAAAACATCTTTGAAAGCAAGGTGTAGGCGATGTCCCTCACACGTATCGTGTCCCCTTGTTCTTTGAAGTGCTCTATCGTCGCTTTTATCTGTTCGTTATCCATCTTATATATATGTGTTTAAAAACCTCCGTAGCTGATGCCAAATGTGGTGTCGTCGTAAATGTTCACACGTTCTCCGCTGTTCGTTTCATTCTGGTACATTTGGTACTGTTGCCTGCTGCTCTCCAACTCCATACCGTCCTGTATGCCGAGCAGCGGCATCATACGCATCGACATCGCATCGAGCAAGTCCATTGAACGCCCGCGTCCAAGGAGCTTGTTCATCTCCTTTTTCGTGGCCAAACGCTTCTTTCCGTTTGGTGCGTCGACCCAACGTATCACGCGGGCTTCCTCGCAGAACTCGTTCTGTATCGTTATGTCAGATGTCGTCTTTGACGCTGCGTTTATGTATCGTCTTGATGCCACCTCGTCGGAAACGGAGACTAGGTTGTTCTTGATTAGGTATACGAGTTTGCCGTAGCAGCAGTCCTTCAACTTGACGTATTGCAGGGCGTTGATTCCCATAGGGGCACGGTACGATTCGTATGGCACCGCTGATTGGATGTAGTCGAGGAAATACCCTCCCCTGATGGCGTCGAAAATGATGTGCCTGTACCCTATGTTGTGCTTGTTCGCGAAAACCATAGCCCTACGAGCGTTTTCCGCTGGAGTGGTGAACGGTGCAAGGTCTATGTCGATGATGTGCAAGCCATCCCAAGCAATCTGCACGAAGTTGTTCGTACCGCTGTCCGCAAGGTCGACCGTAATCCACTTGTCACCATTCATCTGCTCGTCATTGGTGAACACGGAAGCGGCTTCGTCGAATGTAATGACGCAATCTTGTTCATCTCGACTTGAAACATTCCAGTTGCCGCCAAGGAGCTTGTCTCGTTCTGCACCGCCCATCATGGCGATAGTGCCGACATACCCCTTGTTGCGTTCAAGCATTTCCTTGTTTTCGGACATCTTACCTTCGTAGAATGTGAAGGATTTGATGTATTCCTCCCAGTTTTCGCTATGCTGCGAACGAAGAATTTTGTCTATATCAGCCTTGCATTGATAGTAAACTTCCTCCTTGCTACTTCCCCAACAAACATCCTTTACAGTCGTTCCCATAATGTAGAAGAAACGAACCACACCATCCCTTTCTGGTATAATATAGCCTGCATCATCAACATACCAATCAATGAAATCCCTTGTCCAATGTTCCCTCTCTGGATTGGTCGTTGCGAGGCACTTACCAGCATAGGGCGATTTTCCACGGTTTCTTGACAAGATAGTTGTAAAAGCCTCCCAAGAGAAATTGCTCAACTCATCGAAGTAAATCATGTCGTATTGGCTTCCCTTCAGACGGCGAAGTATCGACTCCTTTGTTTGGTCGGCTACATGTGTAAAGTCCACGAACGACCCATTGGGAAAAGTCACTCTTGGCATATCCGAAATACGAACTTGTATGTAGTCTCCGTAAAGTTCACGGAAGGAATCTATAAGTCCTCCGCCTCGCTTGATGTCGTCCAAGTTGTTACGGAGGAAAAGCCCACACCACCTAGAATCCAAAGACGGTTCGGCGGTAGCCATAGCAGCCCCGAAACTTTTCCCCGCGCCCAAATTTCCGCCCCCAAAGCACACGTCTACATTGGTACGGACAAAATTGGTCTGAAATCCTTCATGCGGTCGATATATTTGTGTTTTATCTGACATTTACGAATCTTGTTTAGGTGGAATAAAACTCCATATATATCCTTTATAATCGTTTCTCTCTCTATTGCAATAAGAGTTTCTACAACAAGCGCTTACTGCACTTTGTTTAAATCCGTTTTCTATACAAGCCTTTGTACTTTCCCATTCTTTAACGAATTTGCCATCAATTGTGTATTGGTAAACCTT